CGTTCTGTACAATCGTGTGCCCATCACACCTGGCGACCCCCCTTCTCGCGGCGCTGAAACGGTCCAAACATTCGAGAACAGCACGCGCTTTCCGGCTGCTGGCGAGTTTGATCCCACTTCCATCATCTGCCATTTCACGCTTTCGGCCCCGATCTTTGCTGGTGAGGCACCTGTGTCCATGCCCGCGTCGAGCCGTGCTGATTGCGAGTGGGTCGTGGCACGGCGCATCGATCCCGCCCGCTCCTTGGCCAAACCGCCCGACGCCTACAACGGTTTCGCCGCGGAGTTCATTCGCCACACTGCCCCCAAGGTGAACTTGGCTGCCGCCACAGACAAGGAGATCAGCGGATCCATGCCTCAGTCCTGTCGCCACCTAGTGCCGGATGACCCCGACGCGATCGCTCGTTCAATGTCACGCCCCACCCAGGTGGCCAACCGCGAAGGGGCGCTCGAACGCATGTCCCTGCAGGTGGTCGGCGTAACCAACGCACTGCGTTTCGCCATCTCCAGGCAGCTGGCAGAGTTGTCGTCGAACGTGGCCTACGCAGCTTCCTTCGTCCCCGACGCGGCTTACATCTTCGCTGGCCAGACCGCGGCCAACGCAGGTGCCTATGCCCGCGGGTTCGCTGACGTGGCCTACGGTGTGACGAGTCACGTGGGACGAGTCGTGCACAACATCTTCGTCAAGGCGGAGCCCATGCCCCCCGGCAAGCCTGCCCGCGTAATTGTCACTTGCTCCCCTGAAGCATTGTGGTACGGGAGCATGCTGGCCAAGCCGGTGGCGGAATGGTTCAAGTCCATGCCTTGGTACGCGTTCGGCGTTGGCTGTGGTGCAACAGCGCGTAAGGTCCACGCCGTGGCCAAGGCGCACCCATTGCTAGCCTCTTCGGACTTTTCCAAGTACGACGCGTCCATGCCCAACTGCGTCCAGGCGTGGTGGGACAGCTACTTGCTGGCCTGCTTCGGCTTCGCCTTCGCATCTGTAGTGGCATTCTTGTCGCGGGACACCTACAACCAGCACGCCCGCACGCGTTCTGGCGTCTCGTACAACCTGACATCCACCACTCCAAGTGGCTGCTCCGCGACCACGGTGCGTAACTCATGGCTCCAGGCACTGTTTCACTACATCAGCT